TTGATTTATTGAGACGGCCACCGTAGCAGCCGTCTTGTAAATCAATCTGTGTCTGGTTCTAGATGCACAACGTTCCCAACCTGACGACGCTTCTTTGCCTTAGCAGCAAGCTTCTGTTCAAGTTCAGACATTGTGTTTCCAGCTTCCGGGGCACACGTAATTTTATTCGAGTCAAGAAATTTTACAGCTACAGAGATTAGAGCAGGATTGATAACAACTTCTACGTCGTTACCGTTTTCATCCTGCGCCGGATTCTCTTGCTGCGCAATCACTTTATCCAAGGCATTAATCATCACCTTGGCAACCTTAGTATGCAGATCACCAAGAGCGCCTTCTGATGCGGGTCCTTTAGAGGTCGTCATACTTATTTGCTTTCTTAAATAGAACGTTCCACGCCTTCGGCACTTCTTGCACAAGGCGGGCAATCAATAGCAGGAAACCTAGCACAGCCGCAATATGGCTGTAGTAAGAAATAAACCCTGCAAAAAACATGCTCACGATAGCGATAATATATGTAGTCGCTGCGGTTGCATACGTTGAAATTGACTCCTGAATCTGCATCCGCAGTCTCCTTGATAAATATCAGTATTGATACTGACCAGCCGGAACGAAATTAGCGGCAGCGCCTGCACTGAAAGCACCGCCCGCTTTCATACCCTTCCACGCGAAATCGACGCATTTGCCAGTGACAGCGCTTTCGTATTGCACCGCAAAGCGAGCACGGTTTGCGCCGTCTCCGAAACAATCACGGAAATGGACTACACGCGCAGTTGCAGGCATATATACCAGCGCGTAATCGGTGGGCGTATCTTTAGCAGCGTCTTCAAACGTGCAACCGAGCATACGGATCTTCTGACCTCCGATCACCGCCGCCTGCTTGCGGCAGAAACCAATGCGGGTTTGGTCGAAGTTCACATCCTGAACATTACTTTCAATGCGAACAGCCTCATTGTCGGCATTACCTTGCGGGTAAAGGTCGCCCGTCGCTCCAGATGTGTTTGAAAACAGGCACTGGTCAAAATCGAAATACCGGGCCTTAATCATGTAAAGAGATCGATCTTTTGCTCGATCCGTCTCAAAAACATTGAACCGACAATATTGCGGAAATTCGTTTGGGTCGTTAGACGGCGAATTTATGTAAAGGCCATTATTGGCTCCCAACATATACAGCCCGTTTGTGGTCACGCCATAAACCGGGCCTTCGATGAACATTCCATCGGTGCCGCCGTTATTACACTGCACGTTGACATTCTTGTAAACGATCACATCGGAGCGCGTGGCGGTCGGCGCAACGTTGGCCTGATGATTGATGGCCCTGCCATTGGTGGCGTTCGGGAAGTTCAGGTCAACGTCTTCAAAAGTCAAATCGTTAACCCGATTGGTGTCAATGCCTGAGTAAAGCCCATCAAACACGCATTTCCATACCGAGCCTTTGGCATTGTTGCGATAGCGCAAGGCAATGCCTGAGGTTCGCGCATTTAGATGCACGACATGCAGGTGTTCAAGATCGGCATAGAATGTCTCTGACGTCGAACCGAAATCGAAAATATCACCAGTGGTTGCGGCAATTTCGATGCGCGCCTTGGCTCCAACTCCCGATACCCTGAGGTAGCTTGTTTGGTCGCCGGGCTTGAACATTTGAATGCGGCCATTAAACCGCCACGCGCCGGAAGGTGGTGCTGGCAACCAAACAGTTCCTCCACCGCCAGTAATCACGGCGTCGATGGCTGCGTTCAGTTGCGCAGTTTCATCTGCACCTTGTCCAAGCGCCCCGAAATCAAAAGGCGTCACGCCGTAACGCTTTATATAATCGGTAATATCGTTAACAGATTCAGCAGCAGCAACACTAATAGCAGCACTAGCAGCAGCAGAAGTAGCTGCCGCAGTAGCCGCAGCACTTGCTGCTAAAATCGTCGGCACTTGCGTTACAAGATCACCTGTGCGATCATCTACATATTGTTTATTGGCTAGATCTGTTGATGCAGTAGGTGTCCTAGCGTTAATACCAGTAAAATTAGCAAAATCCAAATCTCTGCCTAGAGACGCGAATCTGCCGTCCAACACTTCCTGCACAGCCATAATCGTCTGTAGCTGAGAAATGTCTAGGTTCATTTCATCAAGAACATCGCCGTTACTAAAGTTCACAATAAGCGATTCTTTAGGAACAGTACGTTCGAATACAATAGGTACGCCAATTCCTGCGGGCGTACCTGCAATTTGAAATAGGTTAGGTCCAAGGAACGTGATGGCTCGGTAAACAGGATTACCAAGACCATCAACCTCGTTCCCTACGCGCGCAGTAATATGCGTTGGATCAATATACCCCAACGTAAAGTTCACTGGATATTGCGTAGACACGCCATCCCCTATTTTAGTTACACGGGAGAACGCCAATTGAGATTTCCTTTAAGTAGCAATCATTGTGTTATATCTAATAGGGACGGTTTTCATATTCTTTCAATGCCTGTAGTGCAAGTTCAGGTGCTGTAAGCTGCTCTGTAGGTTCTTCAGACTCAGGTTTCTTTTTGTCATGTTTCATTGCATTTAGAGCGGCAGAGAAGCCGTACAGGTTGCCAATTAGGGGCGTTGTCTGTAGAGCACGCACATCATTGTTAGTGTAGTCGCCTGTAGCAACATTCAACAAAGCACCAGGTATATTAGCCATCCGGTTCAGCGTAGTAATAGAAGCCGGAACAGCAAACACGTTGCTATCAATTCCTCTAGTGTACTCATTAAACTTAAGGCTATCAATACCAAGCACGTTCATAACTGGATCTGTCCACATTGGAATCCAACCAGTCATGTTGCTGTAGCCAATAGCGCCCTTCGCAATCTTTTCCGAGTTAAGATTCTGAGTGTTGCCCTTAACAGCTTGAGCAGCCGTGTACGCAGTAGCAGCAGTAGCCAGTCCATAGAAGAAAGTAGCAAAGGCTTCTTGATCTACAAACTTCATATTACGCAGAACTTGCTTCTGAATTGCAAGCAACGGGAACGTCTTAAGCTGTGCAAACAAGGCAGCAATTCCGTTCGTCGAGAACAGAATGTTACCCTCGCCAATCATGGCTTTCTGCACGACTTGGTTTACGTGCCTGTTCAAACTAAGCGCAAAGTCTTCTGCCGTATCGGCATCCCACTTGTCAAAGTTTAACTTGTACAATACCCCGTCCTTAAATTCAACAGTACCGTTATCGACGTACTTTTTAATACGCGCATAGGTCTTAGGATCAAGGCCGAGATCTTCTGCACGGGCACCTGATAAGTCGTCACGCAGCCCTTTCATGTTAGTCATAATCTTATCAGCGGCAGATGTAATTGCAATACGCTGTTGTACATTCTGCACAGCGTAGTACCCGGAGATATAACCCTGTACACGCTGGCCAACACCAAGAACACGGTCTAGGCGCATAAGCAAGTCGCTTTGTGCAGTACCGTTCACGTTCATGTCAAGATTAAGATCATCACGATACAAACGATGTTCTGGCACCATAATAGACAAGTGCCTTAAATCTTTAGCAAGCTCGCTCTTAGGATCATTAGTTGCGGCTTTAAGCGCTGCGCCTGCATGATCCCACCAACGATCGATACCGACCGCTGCAATTTGCGCACCTGTCTCCGCTGTCTGTGTAAGACCAAGACCGTTAAGCAGAGCAAGATTAGTAAGACGCTTCATACGAATGACTGTCGGACTAAGGCCACCAGCAACGGGACCACCATCAAAATATGAGAACAAGTTATCGATATCTTCTGCGCTAAGATGCTTGTCTTCATCAATGATATCGTTAATCTTCTCCTTCATGTTTCTAGCACCAGAATGGCTAGGACCACGGGCCTGTTGCTCATCAAGGATAGCTGCCTTAATATCGTTACGATCCGTAAGCGAGCGAATGCCTTTACGAGCAAGCGCAGCATTACCGGAAGTACCCCGAGAGCGTCTAGAAATGTTATGCACAAGATCCGTCTCGAACAGATCAATCATCTTTATACCGTTAGACGCAGTAGTGCGCATATCAACATCAATACGGCTTTTAGTATAGCCCTTCTGTCCGCGTTCAGCAGCAGCGCTTGTAAGTGTATCAAGCAGAGAGTCAATCTCTTTCTGCGGCATACCGTTAGAGCGGAGCATGTCTTCAAGGAAGCCACGCCCGTCAGCACGAAGCATACCAATTAGATTAGTATCTACTCCTGTAGCGTTAGCTCGTGCTCGGCGCACAACTGCATCTGCAAACAGCGTCGCATTGGCAGCGCCCATACCCGGATGCTGTAGCTGATACGCTTCTGCAATAGCTGCACTGATATCAGCAGGTTTTCTACCACTACGGATCAATCTCTCGATCTTATCGCTAGACCAGCGTTGTGGTACATACCCCGAGTACGCTTCAATATCCTCGTACCCTTTAATAGAGAATTCGCCTTCCCTACCCTTACCGATAGCAACATCAAGCTTAGACCATTCGTCATGCGCATCAGCCGCAGCTTTAACAGCAGGATGCACACTACGTACAGTTCCCGGAGGATCGTAAGCACGACCATTGAGTTCAAAATAAATAAGCTCGTTAAACTCTTCTTGTACTCTTCCAGAAAGAAATTTTCGATCGTACCAGCTAAGCCCTTTCTCCTTAGCGTACAATTGCCAAGCTTCGTCATACGCAGGCAAGAACGCTCCAAGCAACTGCTTTTCGTAATGCAACTTAAGCATGGAAGCAGAGCGATTATTACGCACAATGCCGCTTGCACTTTCCATGGTGTCGTACGCAAGTTTTTTACCAACACTAGATCCTGATCTGGCTAAACGATCAAAATCGGTAGCAAGTCCTGACGCTTTAATCGCCTCATGAAATCTGTATGCTGATTTTGCAACTGGGTCTGCTTTGTTAGCAAGCTCCGGGTAGGCTTCTGCATAGTTATCAGGAATAAGTTGTTGACGCTCCCAAACAATCGCTTCCGAAATAATTTGACGTGATCGAGTGTTAGTAACGTTCTGCAATGGATTACTTTGCAGCGTCTTTGCACCAGCAGAAGCAGGCGTACCAAAGCCTGGAAGGTTTTCACCGTTACTATCCGGCTTGATAGCTACGTCTTTGATATCAAACGCCTCTGGTCCTCTTGCACCTTCTGTTTTAGGAGCAGGACCTTCATCCGCCTTGATTTCAGCATCGATAGCCCTACGAGTACCGTACACATCGTCCGTAGGGATAAATGTTTCGGTACGAATATCACGCTTTTCAATAGCGCCCATCGTCTCCATGTACTCTTTGAACTCAGCACGAAGCCGATCCAAAGAGTCATTCGCGAGTTCTTCACTTGACTTAGATACAGGTACCTCTACGTCCTTAGGCTTCGTAGGTACAGTCAGATTAATATCTGGTTTAACCTCAGGAGTAGGTCCGCCCTTTTCGGGAACCGGGATGTCTGGAGCGCGCCGGGCAGCGGCGGCACCTAGAGCACCGAACGCCACGCCAGCGAGCCCCGCCGACGGGATCATTGTCCAGTCCCCTGTAGTACCAGCCTCGTACGCCATACCCGCCGCTACGCCCTGCGACACCCCGCCTGCAACGGCACCCTTCGCGACCGTCCCGCCCTTCGCGAGCTTCACCGCGCCGCCAGTCGCGAAAGCAATCGGCGTGTCCAGATCAATGATACCAGCCAGTGCTCGAAGCACGAAAGTACTAATAGGTTTTTGCTCTGCTCTCCGCTGCAAGATATCTTGATCTCGCAATTCTTGTACGGTATCAGAAACAATCGCCTGTGCTTCTGCTTGGTTGTTTGCTAACTTGATTTGTTTAATAGCCTGCGGAGTAAGTGAATGTTTGTGTTGTTCGATAAATTGGTCCGGGTTAAATGACGGGTCTGGTCCTGTACCACCAAGCTGTGCTCGCTCGAATCTTTTGAATACAGTGTTTGCCCAATTGCCTCCGCTGTTAAATTCTGCAACTACGGTGTCAATAGGACCTAGCTGATATGCCTTCCAATTAAGCTGTGCTTCTTTGGATTTTACAGGACCACCGATACTGTCTACTTCACTAGTCTCAATAGCAATACCGCGAACAGAAGCAGGCGGTGCCAAATCCAGAGGATCAGGCACGCCAGTATTTGAAAACGGATTGCTGTTAATTCCAGCGTCAGTGTCAACCTTCTTATTAGGATTTAGCAGATCAATTCCGCTCATGATGTTCCTTACTTACTGAGTTCTCCAAGCATTTTTCCAATCTCTGCTCCTCGCTCTTTAGCGATAGCCTCGGATTTAGATTTAGCTATAGGACTAACCAATGCTTTAAAGAAAGCATCCATCGTTTGATTAATAATGCCCGGCTGCTCTTTCTGTTTGTTGTACCATTCACCAATGGCTCTAACAGGAATATGTTTTACATCGCCAAGCGTCTCTTGCTTAGTTTCGTCTTTGTACAGATCGATACTAAGAACGCCCATGTCAGGATTATACGTAATCGCAACTCCTGGGTCACGCCTTGCAGTAGACGGCAGCAACGATTTTGGATTGTCTTCGCTTACAGGCGTAGTTAAACCACGCCACGTAGCAGAAAGAAATCCTTCCCTTTTGCTGTCATACAAACCATTAGTCCACAACTTAGATCCGTGCTCTTCCAAGAACATTTTAACTGCGTCATCAGCAGCCTGCGGACCATGCTGGGTAACACCCATTACTTTATGAAGCTCGTAGCCGGGCTTCGTAATAATCAAGTTACCAGCAACAGCAGTAGAGTTGTTCTGCAAATCCTGAGTTGCCTTTTCAAGGCTCACCTTAGCATCCTGATTAGGATACTGCATATGGTAATGCTCAGCACGTTGCATAACGTACGCCTCTGCTCTACGTGTATGCCTACGAATTTGCTCTACGTCACGCACGCTATCGTCGTACACAAGACCCTCAAAGAAACCAATCTTTACTTTGTTTGTAAGAGTTTCATTGACGCTCTTTTTCATATCCTGACGCCACGTAATGTCCTTAGACAACTTCTCTTGAGGATCAGTAATCTTTGTAGACATAAGCTCGTGAGCTTTGAGTAGAGCCTGATCTCGATTAAGATCACCAGCATCTAACGCGTACGCAGTCTCAAGTAGAGCCCTCACATCTTCATCGCCAATAGTACGTGCAATATAACCGTCTTTTAGGTTCGGCGTATTACGCATAATGAGATACGCGTCGTAAGCCTGTCGAGCACCCTCAGTCAGTTTACCGTCTTTACTTAGAATGTTTCCTTTAAGCGCGCCAACAAGTTGCCCGTGCGTCTCTTTGTCTACAACTCCATGGTTTTGTAGCTCAAGCATAGTCTTTTTAATGATCTCTGCTTTTGCGTCTCCGGGAGCCATTTTACCAGCAGACACCAAATCACTATAGGTTTTAGCATGCTCTTCTTTAATACGTATAACTCCGTATTCTTGAAGAGTCATATTCTGCTTTTCGCCTTTTGAGTTCGCTACTTCAATAGAACCAGACAACTCGCTAAGACCGTGCTTCTGCGTACGCGCTCGTTCAACTTGTGCAATATCTGCGTCACGCTTTTCTCGTGCAGCAGCAATACGTTCTGCTTCTTTACGAGTATTTGTCTTGTACGACTGGTCAATACTAAACATCTGACCAACAATTGACTTAACATCGTTCTCAGTAGCGCCGTACTTCTTAGCAATTTCCTGAGCTTCTCTAGCTGTAACAACAAAGTCTGCGCCGACTTGTAACTTTTGGTACAATCCACCGATCTCGTTAAGAAAGTCTGGATTACCTAGCTGACTGTTTGCACCTGCGCCCTCACGTTGTCTAATACGATCAGTAGCCTGATGCGCTAGACTGCGCGCAGTAGTGTCGTCAAGTATCTTAGCATTAAATTGCTTTTCGATCTCTTCTAGCGCAGCAGTTGCGTTCAATTCACCGCGCTCAACGCGCCCAAGAAAATCATTGCGCCAAGTCTCACGACTAGCACTGAACCCGCTAAGAAGTTTCTGATTAAAGTTCTTCTCAGCACGCAATACTTCATCGATGTCAGAAGGCTGAGCTTTAAGCTCGTGCAGAATAGCTACGCCACCCGCATCTCTGAACAACGAGTCGTCACCTGCATCAAGCCCACGGCGCATTGCATCTGCAACCGCTCTAGCTTTTTCTGGGCCGTTTAAGCCTGAGTAACCACGTACAAGGTTCTGTATCTCAGTACCAGAGTAAGCAGGTTGCGCGGGAATCTGACCCGGCGGCTCAGCAGCGGCCTGCTTGAACCATGCAGGAGCATCCTCCATTTTAGTATTAGTCTTGTCATGCATAAACCATGACTGACCATCTTTGTTTTGGTCTTTTGTATCGACATGCAAAACGTTAGGCATATTCGAGTACGTACCAAAACGCAGCACACCACGAGAGCGCAGTTCCCGTACAAGCTGTACACGCTGTTGCTCACTCATGCCCGTCATATCAATGTCGGATGCATTGCCTGTAGTGTGCTCTCCTGCGCTGTACCCACGGAACATCTTAGCTTGTTCAACTGGATGATCCTCACCACGATGTCCAGAGAGGACACGCAGAGGCACTCCGAGCGCAGCACTGGTATCAGTCAGAGCAGAGCGGAACGTAGGTTGCAGCTTGTCCTGATTAGGATCACGGAACTCTAGCTTGCCTTCTCCGCTGAAGCTAGCGCCTGCCTTACCAGCAAACACATGCCCGCCGATCTTGATGGCTCCACCAGCCTTAGCCGCCTCGCTGTCGAACCAGACGGGTTTTTCTTTACCCATCAAGCGCATACCCTCAGGGCTGTAATAATGCGTGGCCCCGCCTGTAAGATCTACAGTACGCCCGCTCATAACGGCGTCGTAAATCTTACCGGCGCGTTCGTACAGTGGGCTACCGGGATTGATATCCGCAGCAGCAAGTTTACCGTCATTCCAGACAGAGAACTGCTTAGGCTCTTTAGCTACTCCAGCAATAGAATTAGAAAATCTACCGTTCTTATCTAACGCACGGTTCCTAAGAACATGCGCAACTGCTGCCATACCATCAGTACCTTGATTAGCAGCTTCACCGAGAATCGTACGAATACCAATATCCCGGTCCTCCTCGCTACTATTAATTGCAGCAGCAATCGGAATAGGAGTAAGTCTGATATTGCCATCAGGATCAGTTACAGATCGGGTAGGACTAGTCTGCGCTACACCGCCTAACATAGCAGAGAATTTACTAATCCTCTGCTCCTTCTGATATTCCGAGTGTTTAACAACCTGACTCTGTGCAAGTCGCGGGCTGAGTTCTTCGAACGCAGCCACCGCAACCTTACGCGCATTAGGATCAGTAATACCGTCTAGAACAGCTCTACGCTTCTCAGCCAAGAACTGTTGATACTGATCAGGCTGCATAGTGCGCCCTGCTTCTGCAAGCGCAACTGATTCGTTAGTAAACCACGAGTTAACTTTATCTCGGGCCGCAAGAGTGTTATATCCCTCCTGCGTGTAACGATTTCCGTTACGTGCCATCTCTTCTTCTGTAACGCCAGTAAGGCGAGCGATCTTACCTTCAACAATAAGATCGTCTCTGCGCTTATCCATAACGTTAGTCAGGGCATTAGTCAACCCATCCATTGCGGATGATAGTGCACTAGCCTGCTTAGAAGCTGCTCCGGTAGGATCACCAACATTCGGCGGCCTAATCCCTTGAATAGCAAGGGAACGCTCAGGAGCTTGTTCACGGCCAGTAATTGCTAGTGGATCATTAACAACTTCGCGTCGGCCTTGATCGGTGCCTGCCATGTTTGTACCTTATTTCTTACCTGTCAATTTGCTGTACGAATTTGTTAGGTCCGTACCAAAGTTCAACATATAGGTTGCAATGTTAGGAGACGGAATAAACGAGAAGTCTTGATTAGTAGCTGCCTGAAATGCGCTATTAAGCCGCTGTTGATCTGCTTGCAGATACTGCGCCGCTAGATCATCAGTAAGACGAGCCTGTTGCATACTTGCATTACGCTCAACATCAAACTGCACCATATTCACAGAACGCCCCGCTGTATTCTCAGCAGCAGCAGACGCCTCAGCAGCCGCAGAGGTAACGTAAGACGATCGCCTTACCATGAACCTCTGCGTTGATATTCGTTCTTCCATCAAACGCTCGTTAGTAGTAATAGCGTTTTGATTGTTGGCATCAGCCAAGCGCGTCATGGCGTTTCTGTATTCTTGCCATTGACGCTTAGCCTTTGCCTCTTTATCAGCCTGTAGATAAGAGCCTACGTTCTTAAACAGGCTAGTCATACCATTTACGGCTAGATCAGCCCACATTAAGCTCCTCCGCTTTCAACGCGTCTACCACGCTTGCTGTATTGCCCAATCCACTCAATAATTAGAATTGTAAGTGGCATATGACTATCAGTGTAAAATTCTACTTCTGCATCATCTATCTCAAGACGAAACGGCATAATGAACTGTTCGTCTGACAAAGGTTGCTGACCGACGATATTATCGATAGCCCCAATAGTACGACTATTAAAGCGCACCTCAGGACCGTCACCATACACAGAGCGCATCTTACCGATGACTTCTCCTGTATTGAACAGACTTAAAATAAACTTAAGAATGCGCAGCTTGCCAGTACCAACAACAACCTTGTCCCGGTCTTTGACGAGTGGCATTGTAGGAATAAATCTTGATTTGAATCGTGTACCAACAACCAGATTCCCACCAACCATACTCCGCTTTAATGTTACGCGCCATCCGTTGTTTAGTGTGTCAAACGCAATACTCTGTATCGGTACAGTGAGCCCCGGATTAGGACAACCTGTACCTTGTACACAAACAAGATTGTCATCCTTAAGGTACGTAAACGGAAGTAGGAACGCAGTGTTCACCCCGTTAACGTCAAACCGCTGATCCAAATACACAGGGTATGGAACACCGCTTTGCGTCTGCACATCTAGCGGCATACGTAATAGATAATATCCATTCCCGATTTGCTGCACAAAATACACTCGATCTTCATCAAAGAAACTATATACAATTGGATGCTTACTAGTCCAACAATGCCAAGCCGACTGCACCTTTTCGGTGTCCGACCAGATGTATTGGTAAATGTAAACACGCGTTTTGTTATCGTTAGTGTGAACCATCAGCATGTCATAGTTAGACGATGCAGACAAATGAACAGCCTTACCTTCGATGTATTTTTTTACGTGCTGCGTAATTGGACGACTATCATTGATTTCCGTATTGCCCTCCGCAAAGAACTCTCGAATAGAGGAGTAAGCACCGTAGTTAGCAGCAAAGAAAATGTTCTTGCCAGCGCCTACCGGATGCGCTCCAGTCTCCGATTCAAACTTAGTAGTAAGAACAAGACTTGCGTTCTGAGGGGTTGCTTTGCTGCGCCCGAACACGACAAACTGCGCTTCATTGCTGAACACAACTAGATCGCGGTTGAACTGCACAGCAGATTCAAAAGCCGACGCTTCCACAGTAGATTTAATATCAATAGGGTCTGTATCCGCGAGTGCTGATGCTGAACCAAACCAATGATTATACGGGCTGTTAGTTCTTGACATACAAACGTTAGAGCCTGCAATAAGAACACTTCGGCCTTGGAAGCTAGAAATATCCTTAATTGGGTTACCAATAAAAGATGGGTTCGGATTAGATACTTCTGTACCCACGCCCCTACTAGCCCACGATGCTTGCTTAAAATCAAACGCCGTACCCGTATATTCTAGCACATGCGGCATTGTGGTAAGATTGATCTTGTGCTTTACATTAGGAGCAACAGTTTCTTGCCAGTATCCTGCAAGACCAAATCCTGCCACAGACGGCGTAGAACCGTATGCAGCACTGTCCACAACAAACTTAAACCACAGGTCTTTTTCCGGGTCAGTCTTTTCTGCAACCCGACACACGTACAGATGCGGCGCAATTCTAGGAAGGTCCGCAGTCTTTGTAACAGTATCGTTCATGCATTTGATATTGACATTACCGTAACCGTCAGCCGCTGTGCACTTAAATTCAGCACCACTACGATGAATAAGGATAACGTCTTCTTTACGTACAACGGTATATCCCGTAAGGTTTGTAGTAAGCTGCGTTGTCAATGCAGTAGCAATAAAAACTGTATCTACCTGAGCCGAGTGCGCAGGTACGCTACCGTCAGGGGTAGTATGAGTTGCCCGCACAATACCGTCAACCGACACTGTATAGGTACGTCCATAGGCACCACCAAGAATCTGTATAATACTGGCGTACACCGGTGCTCTGTTAAAATAGCTTAACAAGTCCGGCAACATAGCCGGTACTACGCTCTGGTTTACAAACAGTGTATTATCTTCTTCGTCTGTATGCGCACGAAACGTACCAGCAGTTGCTAAGTAGGGCGCAGCAGCCGAGTCGATATTAACAGTATACGCAGTTGCGTTCAGATCGCGCACTTTAATAGTGTTGTCATGACATAACGCAATGTACCTATTACCGTCACGCGTCTTAAAGTTGTGCCATCCCTTAACGTTAGTGGCTGTACCCAAGAATCCGACTAGATCAGTAGGCGGACGTCTCGTTAGCCCTGTAACAGGATCACTAGTAAAGTTTTCTTGCAGAGTACACTGGCCAGTAAGCCTGTCTCGAATTGGTTGTTGAGACACACCCTGCAATAGACTTTTAAGACTGCCATCTACTTTCAAGCAGAGCCTCCATCAAGTCTGTTAAAGCCTCGCGTCTGATTACCGTAAGTCTGCAATCTCTGAGCAATTGGATTATCCAGTGCACTAGTTGCAATAGTAGTAAGGCGCTTGGCCGACAAACGTTGCCACGCTTCTTGACGCTGACGCTCTAGTTCATTAGTCTTGTACGAGTCCCCATCGTCTGCAATGTACGCAACCTTAGCGCATTGCCGCATTAAGTATTCGGCGGCAACCGCAGGGAGGTCTTCGATAGGCAAACGAACGATCATGTCTACGTACACAGGTTGGTTAAGCACGTTCGTATGCTTGTACGTATCATAAATGAATTTACCGCGCTTAACAAACCGGAGCTTTTCCGCAGGCGATTTATCGTACAAGCGGGACACAGTTAGAGCCAGTACATCGGCAGGCGCTTCTACTCTGCCAGTAGTATCAACAGCAAGCTTGATTTCTCGCTCTGTGTTGAACCACCAGCCAATGCTCTGGAATGCAATATCTTCTATATTGAGAATACGCTTTGCAGACGCAACAGACGGATGTAGTGTACTAAGTGAGCTTACGCCACCTTCTCCAATAGTAGTAAGAATATGGTCAATGATTATACTTTCGTCGAGCATAAGTACCTCATGAAACAAAAAGGCCGCACCCAATTAAGGGCACGGCCTGTAGTATTACGCACGGAAGACAACGCCGCAACAATCAGGACGATTGACGGTAACGCCAAACGCAAGGAAGCTGTCAATGAACCACTGCTTCTCTTCACGGTTGAACCACACATCGCTCGTAAGCGGGATGGTTTCACCAGCGAACAGGGACTTCGGATGCATGATAACTGCAACGGCCTTAGCCTGAGCAGCAGACACATCGTACGCGTTACCGTTGTTCGTATTCGAGAGGAAGTGATTGGTAATGGCCGCCTGCGGAATACGCGAGGTCTTGACAATACGGACGCCTGCGCATTCCTGCACAATCATCTTGCCGAAGTTACCGTTACCTTCGCTGAAATCACGGCTGATAAGCTTGTTGCTGTTAGCAAGAACCTTGTACATTTTAGGACGAACGAACAGCACCAGTTCTTCAACCGGAATCTCTTCCTCTTCCATATCCGTGACGATAGCAGCAATAGCCGCCTCAAGCTTATCGGGATCGAGTTCGTCACCAACAGCAGTGAGTGTGCGATTCTTACCAGCACCGATAGACTGTTTAGAAGGCGTACCATCTCCAAGCACAGGAGCAGGAGCCACCGCGCCCTTAATGGTCATAATAAGGAACGCCTGATCGAACAGGAAGCCAAGCTCCTTACCATGATCCTGCGCAAGCTCCATACGCGCATCAAAGTGCGTCTGGAACTCATTCAGCATAGAGCGGGTGTCACGCGCAAGCACAACCGTATCAACGGTGAGCTGCACTTTACCGAACGGAGTCTGATCGGAAGCAGGCCGCACACCCGGCACAAGGGCCTTAAGCGTAGTACGACCCACACGGTTGTTAGTAATCGTGTCAGTGTTACGAACCGGCCGGATACGGACAAACTGCCGCATCATCGAGGTTTTCTTAAACTGAGCCTCGGTCTCACCGCCATACTGTTCAATCAGTAGGTTTTTATCAACGTCCGACAGGTTAGGGCCGGGAATTTCATAACTCAAATTAGTATCTCCTAGGGATAAAAATTACTTTAGTGTTCTACCTAATAGGGAGTGGAACCTACTAGGTCTTTAGATACCAGCAGCCATACCGGCCTTACGTCTCTGATCGATAATAGCAATCTCGTGCGGCTTAGACCCGCGCTCGTGCGCTGCTTTAAGCTCAGCGACATACTCTGCACGAGTAAGCGGAGTACCAACAACGTTGCCAGTGCTAGTACCAGTAGCCAGCTTAGTGGCTGCTAGGCCCTTGGTACCGCCATCAGTATTATATAGACGCAGGAGCTCTCGTGCACCGATCTCGGCACGATTACCACCTTCGTTCAAAAGATCGCGGATTGCGTTAACCTGCTTTTTAAACGCAGGGTCAGCCGCTTCCTTAGTCTGGGCCCACGTCTTGACAGTGTTCCAGTTCTGCTCGCCACCAAATATTTCATGCGTCTGCTTAACAGTCGCCTGCACAGCAGCGTTCTGGTTATTGTAGTAAGTCTCTACACCAGTCTTAACAAGATAGGTCTTTGCAGAGCCAAGCTTAGCTTCAATAGTGCTCCAGTCAATGTCAGCCAGATTACCAGACTGCATTGCTTTAGTGAAGAACTCCTGTGCTTCTTGCGGAGTAACGCCAGAATCCTTAAGAACTTCAATTGCAGCATCAGCAGCAGGATCACCAATCTTGATGAACTGCCCGGCCGGTGCTTTCTTGTCGCCTTCTTTAGCAGGATCTTCTTTCTTAGGCTCGTCCTTCTTTGCAGTAGAACTGTCCTCGTCTGGTTCTTCCTGTATGTGCGGCTTACCCTTCTTTTCAGGAGGCTCGTTGCCGGGCTCAGACGGCGGCTTAGGCGCACCTTCGAAAGTCTGCCCCGGATTAAGATCGTTCTTGCCTGCGCCCTGTGCCGCAAGCGGATCAGGCTTCTCGTTATTAGTATCGCTCATTACGATTATTGTGCTCCTTGTACAGCAGCCTTACCAGCTTCCGCTGCGACTGCGCCTTGTGCCTTCATTTGTTCCTGTTCCACCAGCGCCTGTTGCTGTTGCATTTGATTTTGCTGCATTTGCGCTTCTGTCATAAGGAACTTATTGTATTCAATCTGTCGAGCCGTTCCACAGAACGCCATGAACTTAAGCGGGTCAATGCCTGCACGAATATCTTCTGGCACAGCCTCTAGCATAGCTAAGTCGGAAATAAACAGCCTTAGGCTATCCATTTCTCCTTGCCGGCTCAAGCTGTCCATACCAGTGATGATGTTAGGACGAATGTCCCATCTGTCACCGTCGAACTCAATCTGGTCCAGAAGAATGTTTGCAGTAGGAACCTGCCACTGTAACGCAAGGCGTGAATAAACACCACCGTTGCTAGTTTCAAGTTCGTTAGCAAGCATGCGTATTTCTTCTGCCGTAACTCGCTCTGCGTCTCTGGTCATAGCCGAGTTCAGCAAGAACGCCTGTGCAAGGTTCCGTTCATTCCGCTCGATCATGCTCAGAATAAATTGTGCGTCGCTTTGTTTGTTAGTCTGGATAGCAACTACGTCACCTTCACGTCCTGAGTGGTACGATCCGGCTGCGGATGTGTTTAGTAGCTCTACGTCTACAAGAGACGCTGGGTTTACAAGAAACTTAATGTCTCCCATTATACCGGCAAGATTAATCAGCGATTGATGATACACTTCAAGCGCATGGAACGTAGCCGCGTATTCTTCAACAAGGCCGCGCCCGTAGTCTTCGCCGCGCGATAGGTTCCACGTAAGCACAACCCACGGAAGCTTATCTCGCGGGTAGAACACGCCATCAGTATCTAGCTTTACTCCGCATGCTTCCTGATACACATAGAACTTACCGTTGTCTTCCAAACGAATCTGAGTGTACACAGTAATGTTAGCAGAGTCTTCGTAAGCAGCTTCGCCACTTGCTTTACGAATAGACTTAATCTGGATTTGCACGTCTGGATGAAAAGTTTCAAACGACTTTTCTTCCTTAGTCATTATCTCGATAACAGTACCAGAAAGATCTCTTACAACACAATAGTCACGAATGTTGTAGACTTGAACTGATTTATTCGGAGGATGATAAATAAGCGCATTACCAGTGATGATAAGCAACTTAGCGGCATTAGTAGCATTTGGCCTGTATTCGACCATGTTCTGTCGATCAGTAGCCTCTTGTTCTACATCAGCAAGTTCTTTTTCAAGCTCCGCAACAGCCGCTGCAATTTCTTTCTCGTCGTCTAGTCCAGACATACGAGCAATATTCTGCATTGTCTTCTTAGGCAGATGCAATCGAAAGAATGCACCTTGCGGCCGGAAAAGAGTAGTAACAACTTTATTCGACAAATGGTTTACGCAGCGTGCGCCGATACTGTCATTAGTACCACGTAGAAGCGTACCCTCAGTTGTCTTACTGTTTGCAGTCGGGAACAAGTACGGCAACGTCCAACGTGCGTATTGTTCAGACATATTAAGGACGTTAGATTTAAGCGCGTGCAATTTACTCCAACGCGCATCTAGAGTATTAGTTAGTTTAACAGGTTCCATCCTAGCCCCTTAAAGATTAAGGCCCGGCACGCCCTGCCTGTCAATTTTCTTAGTACGCTTCACAGAAACGCCAGTACCCTCAGAAGTCACTTCGCTAGTGCTGTCCGTCGAGTCTTTAACAATGGCATCTGCATCGCGCGCATCGTCTGCTTCACGAGCAGGTATCATCTGTTGGGCTGCTTTCGGTTTGCCCATAAGCGTTGACAATAATTTAGTGCACATTACAAACCTAGACCTCCACGACCAAGCCCACCAAGAGTTTTTCCTTCAATACGTTTCTCTTTAAATGAGTTGTACTCTGGAGCAACATCTTCGCTAGTGCTGGCGACATCGCCACCAACTCGTACAACTGCTTCACCTTGCCTTGCGGTAGGTGCAGGCGCTGCGGGATTCTCTACTTTTGGTGGTTTAGGGATTTTGCTTGTTGCGCCAAGCAAGGCACTACCTGCACTAAGTCCCACCATCAACAATGAAATTGGATCACACAAATTTATATCCTACTCAAGTTTAAGTTTTAGATTTGCACCCGTAGTTACAAATCCATGCCTGTGGTACAGCCTCTCGACTGCATCAGTTCGGTACCCGAGCGAGGTTCCAGCAATGACT